CTCCTCTCTTTCCAAGCACTGAAGGAGGAATTGGCGTTGTGTCCTTTGAAGCGGATATAAGTCCCGCTTTGATCCCGGCAGCCACCAACTGCGCAGCCTCTGCCAATATCGACAACTCTTCTTCAGACGGTTCCTCAACCGCCGTAAAGTCGTACTCCCGAGTCCGAGCTGGCCGACACCAGATCGGATTGCCGTTCATGCTGTGCATCAGGGCCGAGTGTTAATTGCCCAGATGTTGACCAAGACCAGCACCACAAGGATGCAGGCTTCAAGAAGGTCTTTGCTGTTGAGGAGAACAGCAGCATCAACTGCGAGAAGCAGCAGGATGCCGGCTCGTCTCCAGCAGGTGTTCTTGCGGGTGTTTGGTGGGCCTTGTAGGCCCCGGAAAGGACGGGAAGAGTAGTGCGATGTGCTCATAGGTTTGGCTGACGACAGTGAATCTATTCAGCCATCCCCGCTTGGCTAGTCTTTTTTCAGAATTTTTTGAGCACGAAGTAAAGCGTTGCGTTTGCGAGCGTTGGGACGCGGCTTGCGAGCGTTGAGTCTCGCTGCCTGTGCTTTTTTTTCACTCCTGGCAGCGCCGCCCAGCTTGGCGATACGAGCGCAGTGCTCTTTCAATGTGATTTCCATGCCGGCACCTTAGCCCAGGTTGGCTAACTGTCCACTGTGACCTTTCCAGAACAGTCACAAGCGCCTTTGTTTCAGAGGGTCACATCAACCCGTCGCAGGCTCTCCCTGCGCACCATTCGGCACCCGGCGGCCTACCGGAAATCAGGCCAGTGACACCCACTCGCCCACCTTCTTGCGGTCACGCAACTGACTGAGGCTCAAAGGTGTGTCCAACTCGAAATGAGGCTCGTCTACAATGCTACGAAAATGCCCTCCCCAACGGAGACCGTGCTCCTTTGCCAGTTCTCCAGCAGCTTTGTGCATTGCGCTGGCAGTTTTTGGATCGCTGCCGTCGAGGTACTTTTTGTCACGAAACACTCCAAAGTCCACAGCCAGTCCAAAGTTGTGAAAGCTGCTGCCTGGTGGCGCTTTGGTAATGATCTTGCCCGGCGCAGTGCGTCCCTGAGCGTAGATCCGTGCCTGCTCTTCCCAACTCCTCGTCCCACAGATTGCCACATACCGAAGTCCCCGAGTCTCTGCCAGCGCGTTGGCCTCGATGGCGAATGCGGTGAACCGCTCCTGAACCTCCGGGTGCAGAGTCGCGATGGTGTCAGCAGTGCGTTCAGAGACGGCGCTCATTTGCGAAGGCTTTTAAGTGTCTCGATGATCTTCAGAGACGTGAAGACGGCTGCAAGTAAGCAGCTTGCGATACGGACCCACTGCTCTGCTTCGCTCAACGAAATGGCAATCGCGCCCACGTTGGCGAGGTTCACAAATGCCAGATCGAAGATGTGTCGTGAGCTAGACATGAGCGAGGAAAGTGGTGCCTGGGCCTGGCACTCTTGGGAGTCGTCCGTCGGCGTCATAAATGCCACTGTAGGGCGAAATCGTCGAAGGCGGAAGCCCATTTCCTTCAGTCGCGGCGGGTGGAAGAACTCGCTTTACGTTTGCGAGGATTTGCAGCCCTGCGGGAGGTGTTGCGCCGAGGTACTTTGCTTGCAGACCGGGAATTGTTGGGACGGGTAGGACTGTCATGGTGGTAAAGGCTTATCCAGGCGAAGTTTGCAGCAATGCCGATATTCAACATTACTTCTGAGGCTGCTGGGCTTGAGAGTGTTAGCAGATTCCAGAGTGCTCCGCAAACAGTGACTGTTGTAGCAGCCTTGCATAGGACCGCTGCCCAAGGCTTTTTCCAGATTGCGCTGTCAGGATGTCCAAAGACCCTGAAGACCAGATGAAGCGCAGAAGCCGCCAGAATGGCGTTAGCGGTGGCGTTTATTAGTGTGGCTGCTGTCATCTGTCGTCAGAAGTTTGTTGCTGATTGTTTCCACTGCCCGCAGCCCGCAGAACCCGAGCAGGAACGCCGCTGCGTAAGCGTACTGCGGCTCCCCGTCCAGCCGGGCCAGCTTCAGGATTAACGGCGTCACGTAGTTTGCGCTCGCAGCGCCTCCCAGTAGGCTTGCCAGCGTGCGCGGCAGGTTGCGCCCAGCTTCCTTGCTGCTCATCAGCACGGAGCCAGCAAAGCCAGCCATGGCGAGTCCCAGGTCAACGCCTGCTTGTTTAAGTTCCTCAATCATTTTGAGTCAGTCGGCGGCTTGTGACTGGCCCCAAAATAGTACGACACCACCATCCCCCAGCTCGTCCCCAGCGATCCTAGCAACATCTGGAGTCCAGCGTTATCCCACAACTTTAGCACTCCGGTCATTAACGCGACAAGGATACCAAAGAACCCAACGGTAATGGTGAGCCCTAAAACTGCCGGAACATGCGAGCCCGTTTTAATCTGCATCGCCCTGGCACTTGCCCGGTCTTCTGCTGCCAGTTTCTCGGCGTCAATACCCAGTTCAGCCATCCTCGTCTTCAACTGGAGATCGGCAGCCTGTAGGGCGGCAATCTGCTCTGCCGTGAGGTTGCCTGATGTCAGTGCTTTCTGGACCTTGTCAGCAGTAGCATCAGACAAGCCCAAAGCCTTTCCAGCGGCTTCTATTGCGGCTCCCCCGAGGGGCCCTCCCAGCAAGTGACCGATAGTGGGCAAGAGTTTCTTTAGAAAATCCATGAGCGTAACAGTGCCACTGCTGTGACTGTGAGGGAAGGAAGAATGAAGTCCAGCAGTCCCTTCAGCGTCCAAGCCCTGGGCTCTAGGCCACCAAAGTACGGCATCAGGCTGCGTCTGCCGTGGTAGTTCTGCTCGATGTTGCGATACTCAGCCTGAGCGTACTCGCGCCCTATGAAGTAGAAACTGCCGGCAGCAGCACCAGTCCACCAGTCACCGCTGGCAAGACCGATGATGGCTTGCAGGACAAGAGCGATGACGGGGTGGGCGAGGTGGTTCATGCCTGGGTAATTGTAAAGTACGTCAATGTTGCAACGCCAGTTAGATCACGGGCAACAGAGTCGCTATGTCTGAAAAACACTTCAACGTAGTCGCCAATAGCACACTGCACATTGCTGTCCGCAAAAACAGTTTGATCTACTCCGCTTGCAGGTTGCTGTATGTTGGCAAAGTCAGCATTGTTCTTTCTCAAGTAAATCTGCACTGGAACGCCTGCTGCCATTGCCGAAAACCGCACTTGCGCCTTAACGCTGTAAATTCCGGGTATCTGGCAAATCCACCTATAATTTGTTGTACTGTCATATTCTGAGCGAATGTCAAACGCTTCAGAATTAAATTGAACCTTTGTGATGGTGCTTGCTGGAATCGACTGATCGACACTTAATCCAGCACGAAAAGCTGTCCTAATTGCATCATAAATCGGAGTGGTTTCTGACCCTGCAACCCAAGATACAGATGGCTGCGATATGATGCGGTTGTTAACAAAAGCATTCTTGTCGGGATCAGTCCCTGTAAGAATTCCTGCCTTGCCTGACCCATCCAATGAATTGCTGGCAAATAAGTTGTTTGTGACTCTTGATGTATAAGATGGACTGCTGTTGTCAATTTTTATTCCAGCAGTGCCCGTAGCAGACCAAACGCCAAGGTAATCAACATTTTCAACAATGTTTCCAATGATGCAATTTTTCGTTGCATCACCAACTCCAGCTATATTGCTGCCAGAAACAACAATTCCAGCAATACCAGTGTTGCGAATTACGTTTGACTGAACTGTATTTAACGATGACCCATGGATCAGTTTGATCCCAAAGTTATAGGTGTTGTTGATTGCGTTTCCAGCAATAGCTCCGCGCTCTCCAAATGTGTCAATTCCTTCGCCAACAAGATTGATTCTATTTGAATTGATAACGTAATCAAATGTCTGGGTCCCAGAAATATTAACTCCATCAGTCTGGTATCCGTATGTGGAAATTGCCGATGGTCCAAACTCAATTTTATTGATCTCGTTGTTTGTTACCCTAACACCAGTACTGTTAATGCTATTAATTCTGTCGTTATCAATTTCTATGGCAGTGGACTGAGGAGTGCCAGTCCAGGCGGTGGTGTTGTCCAAAAAGTCATGGATATAGTTATCGGAGAAGTTCGCCCCAATGAGGGACGCCGCCCTGATTCCACAACCAACAGGGAACCCGAAGATTTCACACCGTTGAACCTGTGCGTTTACAGCGTTCCTGCAAACAATCGCATCAACCATTCTGCCTTGGACTACCTGCGACTCGATTTTTACACCTAAAACAAATGGGTTTTCGCTAGGTGTAAATGCACCGGACGTTTCTCCGCTCAAATCCAACACTGCCGAGTTTGAAGCATACTTGTTTGTAAGGCTTGCATTACTAAACCCAGCAGCAGTCGCGTAGATGGTCGGTGTTCCATCCCCAACCAACCCGCAGTTCGATGGGACGTTGATCTTTGAGCTGACCTTGAAGGTCCTGCCAGGAGCCAGTGTCACTCCACCACCACCCTGAGAAAGCGCATAGTTGAGCGCAGCCTGAATCGCTGCCGTGTCGTCAGCCACACCGTCTCCCACCGCTCCAAACTGGAGCACTGAGACGATGCCGTTTAGCTTCGATGCATTTTGAAAAGATTTGCTGCTCATAGGATTAGATGACTGTGTGGGCGAGGTGGTTCATGTTATGCACTCCTCCCGATTTCGTACCACTGAGTTCCGTTGTGCTGAAGGGTCAATGTGGAACCTGATGCCGTTACAAAGTTAGCTGCACCGTTCAACCTCATATTAAATGTAGATGCAGTTCCGTTAAAAATTGTCAATACACCAGAAAATACAAGCGTCACAGTTCTTCCGTTCCATCCTTGAGATAATGTTCCAAAAGAAGTTGTTCCAGTTATGTTGAAAATAATCCCTGTATGCGGAAGATTTACTGTTGATGCAGAAGCAATAGATTGAGGAGTGATTGATCCATTTAACACAAGGCCGTTAAAATCAGAAAAATCATTTTCATCATTAACAAAAATCAATGAACTTGATACCGTTGAGTATATTGGATTTGCGCTAATTTCGTTGAATCTATTTGTTGTTATACAAATTCTTGATGTTGAAGAAATTGTCGACACTCCATATGACAAATTTCTAAAAGAACAAGAATCAATTCCAACATCTCCAGAATGAACCAAAACTCCGTGATAAGATGATATAACCCTTGTTCCAAGTATCTTTGTGTAGAGACCAGCGGTTGTATTTACATAAATTCCTGAACTTGCTTGAGCTGAACTCTGACATCCTATTAGCGCGCAATCGTAACTGTTTCCTAAAATTTCAAATCCAATAGAATTTGGAAAAGATGGAACATCATTTATGTAATAATTGTCTGCTGAACACCCAATTAAGGTTACATAATTTGCATTGCTAATAGAAAATCCTCTGTAATAGCAATATTCAAAACAATCAGTAATTTTTGCCCAGTCACCAATATCTCTGATTGTATAAGCTGTTCCGTAACGTAGGTAATTTACATCTGGATGAGTTATCGGATACGCAACAGTCGCAAATGGCCACGCATGACACTGCCTGATGTATGAAACGTCTAGGCAATTCGCAATTTCAATTCCATTTGTGTTATCGTGATACAAGAATTCAATTCTTGCTCGCCTCCATCCAGACGAATAAACGGCTTTATTGAAGCCTAAAATCATGCATTTGCTGATGGAAATGTCATCGCCATTTGCGGTAACAGCAGTGCCAGCAAACGCTGAAGAATCTTTTGTAGGAAAAACCATTCCTTTCCTATAAATTAAAAGACCGGTCAAAGATGCCCCGGCGTTTAGTGTTATTGTGGCAGAACTATTAAGTATTAAAATCCCACCGATTGTGTTGTATGGCGCATCTTCGTTGCTTTTTGAATTTCCAACAAATTCATTTGGCCCTCGAAGCGATACGATTCCTTTAACGGTAAGGTTATTGTCAACGAGGCATTTCATCCCGTTTGCGATGAGCACTGTTCCACCAGCCGTGCCCAGCGAATCAATAGCCGCCTGAATCGCCGCAGTATCATCAGTCACCCCGTCACCCACAGCGCCAAAGTCCAACACAGACACGCTCTCACGAGCCTTATCCTGCATATTCCTCGTGACAGCACCTATGCCGGCCTGAATGAACGATACAGCAGTACCAGGTGTCTGGTTGCCAGTAATGACTGCACCTCCCTGAAACAAGAACTCGTCCCCTAGAGCAGCAGGAGATGTCATCGTGACAGTGCTCGTGTTGCTCTCCAGATAGTCAGTGACACTGGTCAGCCTCAAGCCGTTCCTGTAGACCTGCAAGGTGTCTGTGCCGGGCAGGTAGGTAAAGGTGGTCAGCGTGAACGTAGTCTGCCCAGCAGTGGCTGTGATGACCTGTGTGGAGATGTCGAATACCGAGCTGGGAGCATCAGACTGGTCAAAGGCACTGTAGACGAATACACGCCTGCTGTTCCTGACCGTGATGCTGTAGGTGTCTGCCTCGACGTAGACGTTACTAGGGCTGCCATTACGGCTTGGGAAGCCTCCTATGGTGCGAATAGGCTGGGCAGCAGGAATGGTCCTTGCAGCGTCCCAGAAGACGTTTACAGGGGCTGTCTCTGGGTTGAGGTTAGACTGCCCGATGTAGATGTAGCCGTTCTCAAGAGGAGAACCGTCGAGGTCGTTGAAGACAGGGAAAGGGGAGATGATTGAAGAGGGCATTACTGGGACTCCTGTTGAGGTTCTGCGCCTTGAGGCACTAGGTAAAGTTTGATGAGCGTCTTGGCTTCTGGAAGCGTGTCCTTGTTCAGGGGACGAAGCAGTTTAGCCATGAGGTCTTTGTCGGTCATTGCTTCTACCAGAATTGCTCTGGCTCTTCCAGACGGATCACCCGAAACTGAAATGAGCTTGTCCAGCAGTTCCCCAGAAGCTCTAGCCGCTGATCCGGCCATGCCATATTTTAGGCTGCCAGGAATGAGCCCGTACCCAATACGGCCAAAAATCCCAAGTAGGTTTTTTGCCTCCTTGTCAGCAAACTCCTGCGCCAACTGAGTGTTGAGACTTGTTACAGACTGCCCGGCAGACGCCCGGCGGAATCGTTCCATGACTTCAAGCTGACCCCTAAACACATCAAGCATTCCAAGCTCTTTACTGCCTTTTCCAAGCACCGTCTCTATTGCCTTGCGAGCGTCAGAGTCAGCAGCAAGCATCCTGTTCATGGCAGCATACGAAGTCGCAAAGCTGTCTGTTGTTACGGTTGCAGTTGGGTTTTCAAGCGTTGAAACAACCTCCCCGAATCGAGCCATCTCTTTGCGCATGTACTCAAACATGGCATTTTTTACGCCCTCCTTTGCTTTGCCAGTGCCATCCCTAGCGGCAGAGCGCATCAAGTCTTTGGCGAACTGCTCAGGATCTCCGGCTTCCATCATTTGCGTAACGGCGTTGACCGGGCTTTTGCCGATAACCTTAGAAGCAGCACTATCAGCAATTTCTTTTTGCTTTTGCTTGAACTGCTCCTTTGCTTGAGCCTTGGCTGCTTGAGCAACAGAAGCAGCTTCCTGTTTTGCAAGCTGTGATGCTTCTTTGCCAAGACCTCGCAACTCTTGAGTAAAAGTTCGCTGTACTCTTTCTGCGCCAGCAACGGCCTCTGTGGCCTGAGCGACATCTTTTGCAAAAGCGTCAACAGATGCGCGAACTTCAGGGAAAACCTCCAACCAGCCCTCAACCTGACGCTTCTTGAGCCACGAGTTGAATTTTGCTGGAGTTGCCTTTTCTCCAACCGATGTGGCCAAGTCGTTGATGATCCAGTCCTGAACAGCTTGCAAGGCTTGAGGATCTTCTTTTAGAGAGGATCTAAATTGGTATTGTACCTCTAGTGGCTTTGACAAATAGGCGTCAATCGTCCTTGAATCCTCAACTCTTCCAAAACGCACAGAGTCTCCAGTTTTGCCGCCGTACTTTTCTTTGTAAGACCTGTACTTTTGATTTGCGGCAGCAATCTCAGAACTGATACCTCCAAGAGCGTCAATGTCCTTTTCAAAGCCCTCCTTGACCATTTTGAGCAAACGGATTTCGTTTGCATCCGTAGACGCTCCAATCTTGCCGTTAATGGCCGAAATGCCGGACCTCAAATCCTGAACAGAGACGCTTGTTGGAACATCCTTTTTGGGCTCCAGCTTTATCAGGATGTCCTTGATCTTTTCTGGAAGATCACCAAAAAGCCCGGCTCCTTTAGGTCCAGCAGCTTGACGGGCTGCTTCTAGGGTGTTTTTTGCGTCTGATTGAAGAGTGGATACACGTTGTGGCTCGTAAGCCTCATCGACAATCTTCTTTTCATCAAGACGCTCGCGCTCCCAGACTTCTTTTACCAGGTTGCTTGCACGATCTCTTGCGCCTGTTCTTGATGCAATTTTAATGCGGGCAGTTTCCAGTGCCTGCTTCATTGTATCCAAGACATCTTCAGCGGTTGCCAGATTCTGGCCAGCTCTCTGAAACGCTTCTCTCTCTGCGGCTAGTGCGCCTTCAATGATGCTTGCTGCCTGCCTGTCGCCATTTCTGACAAACGCATCTCTAGCGGCAATGGCATCGTCGCGAAGCTGCTGTGTTTGTTGTTGAAGAAATGCTTGGGCCTCTTGAAACGTAGCTCCAGACTGTTGCAGCGTTTCACCAATGTTTCGTGAAATTGCTTCCCTAGATCTGGCTCGAACTTGACGCAATGATGCGTTGATATTTGCCAACGCATTACCCAACGAGATGAGCCCTTCATTTCCTGTCAACTCTGGAGCCAGAGGAGTAATTCCTGCACCAGTTAATTCTGGCACAGTTCTTTCAAGCCTCTGAGCAATCTCTTCAGGGACGCCCCCTGCTTGAGTGGCAAACTCTTGGACGATGCGACGTGCGCCCTGCTGGGCCGCCTGCTCTGTGCGAAGTTCACGTTGAAGTGTGCTTGCAATCGGAATATTTGTGCCTGGAATGAACTGCCTTGGCTGAAGACCGGCACCAGCAACAGTTCCCAAAGCAACATCTGCTGTTGTTCCGCCTCCTAATTTTGCAAGACCACCTCCAATTATTCCACCAAGAACCAATTCTCCAATCGCCTTTGCATTGCCGGCTATTGCCTTCTCGATTGTTTCAAAGGCTGCTTTTGATGTAAGCAACTGTGGGGCAAGTTCCCCTGCCCCCCTTGACCATTCAGCTTTCGCTCTATCAAAAGCAGCCTGAGCCTGAGTTGCCTGTTGTTCTTGTGGTGTCTGAAACTCAGAAACAATCTCCTGCTGGGCCATTCCTCCCAACACGCTTCCACCAATAGTTCCTGGAAGAGCCATTGGTCCCATTAGTGACCCAACAGCACCACCAGCAAGACCTCCAACGGTTGATCCAATCTGACTTACTGCTCCGCGTGTAGCAGCACCAATCATGGACGGGTCCATCTCCTGCTTGTACTGCTCCCAGATAGGAGCCAGTACCGGGTACTGTTGCGGATCAAGTGTTGCAGTGGGGCTTAAGCCACCAGATGCGACTTCCTTGTTGAGCACGTCCCGGATCGAGCCAGTTTGCTCAAGCTGGGACACGATTGCCTGCACATTCGACTCAGTTGGCATTCCCCCCTGTGGAGATTTTGCCTTTAGCAGGTCAGCCGCTAGTTCAGGAGGAGGAACAAGGTCAGCAAGAGTGGCTCCCACCTGTTCTGCTAGGCGGCCTTGAAACTCAAGCGCCGTTGTCAGCATGTCTGGACGCTCAATGGGAAGCTCTGCAACAGGCTGTTGGGGCTGTGCCTGCATCTGGCGAATAGCGTCAGCAAATGCTTTCGCATCAGCAGCGTTCCCTGCGGCGTCAGCCTTAATCAGTGCTGCACTGAGTTCTTCAATGGTAGCCATTAGCGGTACTTGTTAAGCAGTGCGTCTAAGCTGGCGCCTGCACCAGCCTGATCTGGCATAAAGTTCTGGTCGAGCTTGTTTCCCTCCTTGTTCCACCAAGCATTAAATGCTGATCCCTTTTTGATTGGAGCACCAAACACTGAAAACTCTTTTAGAGCACTTCCAGCACTTCCGGCATTCTGTGATACCCAAGCAAGTTTGGCTTCGTTGTATCGAGACGCATACTCTGAAAGGCGCGCCATTGCTTCAACACCCTTCCTGAATTGCTTTGGATTTGCGTCCTTAGACATCACTCCCTCTTGAGCAAACCTGCGGTCAGCATCAGATGCGCTGCCAGGAGGAAGAGACTTAATTACCTCTGAATTGGCGAGTTTTTGATACTCTTTCCTTAACATCGTCACATCATTGCCAAGCAAAGGAATCCTGTCTCTTACATACTGCCAAGCTGCACCTTTAGCCGTGCTTGGAATCTGAACCTCTCCAGAGTCAATTTTTTCCAGTATGCCCTTTGCGATATCTGCTGACTGCTGGTTTGTAGCAGAAGCGTCGCTTAGTTCTTTGGCAAACTTGTTTGTGGAGGCAAATACTTTTACCTTCTCTTCTCTAGCCTGATCTAGTTTCTGCTTAATCTCCTGAATCTGTAATCGTTCCTTTTCAAGATCCAGTGCGCGCTTTTCTTCGTCTACTTTCTTTTCTTTGCCACCAGCATCTATTTTTTGCTCAAGCTCTCTAATCTGAAGTCGCTCTTTTTGAAGATCTAATGCACGCCTCTCTTCGTCTACTTGCTTTTCTTTGCCGCCAGCTTGTAGTTCTTGCTTAATCTTGTCAATTTGCAGCCTTTCCTTTTCAAGATCCAGTGCACGTTTTTCTTCGTCTACTTGCTTGCCGCCGAAATCTGCTCCGACAATGGAAGTTAGTGCCTGTGGATTAAATACTCCAAGAAGCTCAAGTGCAGAAGCCTTTGCGATATTGATGCCTGCTTGGCCTGTTTGTGGATCAAGAAGTTTTGCCTGAACATTTGCAGCATCAGCGATTGCTTTAACCTCTGGATTTTTGCCCATGCTATTTTGAATAGCGGCAGCAAATGTTGAGTATGTGTTTCTTGCTCCTTCAATATCGCCAGCTTTAAGCTGATTTGCAGCACTAACCAAAGTTGTTTCTGTTGCTTTTTGAATTTGCTTTGGAGCCATTTCAAAGCCTTGCAATATCTGCTTTGCTGATTCTGGCTTAAACAATGCAAGCTCATTCACAACAGGAAGAATGTCAGACATTGGCGTATCAGCAGAAAACGATGTCAGCCGTCCAAACAATTCATTCTGCTTCGCCTGAGCAACAGCCTGTTGCTCCATTCCACGAACACGGTCCTGCTGCGTTTGCTCAAAGGTAAGTCTTCCCTGACGCAGTGCCTCAGCAGAGGTTGCTGTGGCCTGTCCAATCTGTCCAATCCTAGCCCGTTCTGCTTCAAGCTGAAGAGGCTGCATCTGCTGCTGAAACGCCGCATTCTGCTGTGCAATTGCAGCCTGCTGCTCTGCCAACTGGCTCTGCTGTTGTAATCCCTTAAGCTGCTGAATGCCCAGCAAGCTCTGGAGAAAGTTCTGAGCCGGGGGCTGTGGGATGTTGATCGAGTAGTCGTAGGGTCCGGCCATATTAAACGTCGAGTCCTGAGGTTATCATTCCAACTTGCCCCATTCCAGGATTGTAGCCTCCTCCAAATCCTCCGCCTCCTTGAAGCGCATTGTACAACATGTAGTTCTGAACTCCCCCTCCAATAGCCCCTGTGACACCTCCAAGGCCCTGTGCAAATGCGTTGGCTGCTCCAATCTGTCCAGCAGCCTGAGC